CTTGCTGTCTTTATCGCCTAACTTTGTAAAGCTGATATGTATGTGCTTTGTGTGTTTGTTAAAACCTTTGTACTTACGCCACTTAAAATTAAGTATTTTGCTAGCAATCATGCCATTATGGATTACGTAAGATATGCGCTTATCGGTTTTTGCACACTTTCTGATTTGGTCAGCCAAATATACTGAGATCCCTTCGGATGAATCCAAGCGAGAATCCACATCAATGGCTCGTACACACCCATCTGCATCTGAATTATGATCCGATTTTGTGGCGGAATGACGAGCATCACCCACCCACCCATCAGAGGTAGTGCGACGATCTGGGTACCAGGTATCAATTTGATCCCTTAATTGTGTACCTGCAGCGCATAGCCATGTTTTCATTATAAAAGTAGTAGCTGTGCTTCCTCGGCTGTAATGCCAAGTTTAGTTAGTAGTGCTTTCTTAGCCTTAGCTTGTTCAGCCTTCTCTGCATCTTCAGCTGCCTTTTGCTCTGCGTACTCTGCAGCCATAACTTCACGCTCTGCGATCTCCGCTTCGGTTAATGCAATCTCTTGCACCTCACCTGTTAAGCAATCTACTACTATTTTATTAGTCATTTATTTTCTCCTTTGTTATGCGTTGGATATTCCATATAGATAAGCGGTTGAGTATTGTTGAAATGTGCCAGAAGGCGATGCCAATTTGACACTAGTAATAGCGGCTGTATTAGAAGATAAACCAGCGTTTAATCCCATAGCAGTACCAGAAGCATTATTTTCTACTACGCTATCTACGCTTACTGATTTAGCAGTAGAACCAGCATAGTTTGGAATATAGATTTCACCATTTGAAAAAGTTGACGCTGTGGCAGCAACACCAGTGGCATATTGAAAGTTTATGTTAGCGGCAGAAGAAGAACTAAATGATTGAGCCGCTGAACCTGAACCATAAAGCAATCTTTCTGAATATGCCGTTCCACCAGCATTATTAAATGTTAAGTTAATATTTTGTGAAATAGAATTATTACTATCTCTAATAGAATATTTGACTAATAAATCAGTATAGGTGCTAGGTATGCCAGTGAAATCTATATTAGCCGCACCACCACTACCAACTGTAACACTAGAAATTAAAGTATATGTAGTAGCCATTATTCCGCCTTAATTCCGTAAAGGGTGAAGGTTGAGCCTGATAGTAAGTTATTGCTAGCAGGTAAAATAGTAATAGAAGTAATTGCAGAAGTGCTACGCCACAAACCTACAAGTGCGGCAACTCCAGCATAAGTACCTGTCGCTAAATTAGACCTTAGTAGTGCGGTTTTGTAAGTAGTTGTATTAGAATAATTTTGTATATTTATAATCGCATTTGTATAAATATTAGTACCATCACCAGCAATCGCCCTAGTAATATCTATAAAACTTGCATTAGAGCGTCTTTGTGAAGCAGCACTAGAGCCTGTGCCGTATAATTCAGTATCTGAGTAATTATTTCCAGTATCAGAATTAAATCTTATAATAGTTCCATCGCCATTAACAGATACGCCCCAATTGGCTACTAAAACTAAATCAGTATAAGAACCGCTAATAGTGCTAAAGGTAACAGATGCCGCCGCACTACCTAAAGTATTGGTCGCTATCTTTTCATAGGTGCTAGTCATTATGCTCCCTTAATTCCGTATAGGGCAAATTGAGAATACTCCGCAAAGTTGTTAGAACTTGGAGTAAGATCAATTCTATTTATTGCAGATGTTTGCATCCATAAACCACTTCTTAAAATAATAAAACCATTTCCGTTGTTATCGTATCCGTGTAAAGAACGAGTTGTTTTATATTTATTTGTATTTGAATAATCTAGTATATCTAATACCGAACCACCAAAAACGCTTGCAGTTGCATTGGCTGCTGGAGCAAAACTATATAAAGTTGCAGTTGTATCACTATTGGCGTTATTGCTAGTAGCGCTTGAACCATCACCATATAATTGATGATAATAATAGTAGTTGCCTACGGTACTATCATTATTAAAACGAATAATGCTATCCACATTTGTTGCAGATGCTGTTCCTCTAATTATTGCTCTAATCTGTAAATGTGTATAGGTGGCAGGTATTGAAGTAAATGAGATACTTGCACTTCCACCTGAGCCTACGGTTACAGTACTAATGCTTTCGTAACTATTTGTGGAAGCCGCCACACCGCTAGACAAACTACCCAATACTGTATTAAGCAATTCCGCCTACCACATACCACGCGTTAGCAGCTGTTTTAATACATACTGCGCTCTTATATTGGGCTAAGGTCGGTGATGCTGCTACTGCGCCGCCACTTAATACGGTGGTAGTACCTGGTGTCACTGCGCTAATTGTGCAAACACCTACACCGATATTTAATACTGTGATCGCTGTGCCTACTGCAAAGGCTACAGAAGCATCTGTTGGGATCTTAAATGCTATAGCTGTGGCTTTATTCATTATCTCTAATACTTGGTATTGATCTGCTAGTACAGCTGTGTAATCTGCAGTGTTAGCAGTGCCTACCGTAAATGCAGTCAAGCCATTAAACATCGCACTGGTAAGTACATCACCTGTTATTGCTGGAAATCCTGTTGCCATTTGTTACTCCTTAGTAAGATAAGACGCTGGTATCTAAAATCCCATAATCTACGTTGCCTATTATAAACCCATCTATGACAGGTTCTAGTGTTGTAAAGGTTGTTTTCCAACTATTCGGTGATATGTTCATACGCACACCGAAAATCTGTAGGGTCTTTTGCAGCAGCGATCCGCCTGGCTGAGTAGTTATGATGGTTATAGGATCAAAGAAGTCTAGGTCTAAGGCTGCAACTATGCCTGTATCGTAGTTAGGCGTGTAAAGGTCAAGCACTATGGCATCCACTCGGATACTGGTCTCAGCTCGGCTAGCTGTATAAGCCAAAGCGTAATCAAGGGCTACGGCATCTGTCTGCATAAGCAGGTTGTCTTGGAAATAACTATGCAGGAAGTATTTGTCAATAGATGCTTGATTAGTTGCTACCTGTGCTGTGCCACCAGTCCTAGTAATGGTAGATTTATTAAATATCAGTGTGTCATTTAATATCCACGATGCATCGGAATAAACAATACCTGTGCCATTATCTGCAAAAACTGTAGGTGTGCCGGCAATAGATCCAACGGTAATTGCTCTATCTTGGAATACAAACGAGCCACTAGCATCTACATACAGTGCGCCATACTCTGATAAGGCTACAGTGGAAAGAGCTTGTAATGCTGTGCGGTTAGTGCCTGGGTCTGCTTGCATAGTAGTAAGTCCTGCATCTACATCACGCATAGTGGCTGGCCAATCAATCTCATCTAGTATCTCGTTAATACGTGTGCCTGACAAGTCGCCTGCAGTAGCACCTGTAACTGTGCTGATTTGTGCATTTTGCGCTAATCTGAATGCATCTACGGCTCTGATCTCAGTATATGCAACTTCTTCTGCATCTTTAGGGTAAGTAGTTACGTAGCTTGTAATAAAGCCTGAGAATATTGGGTAAGTAACACTGCCGTAGGTTGCAGTTATCTGCACCTTTTTCATAGGTGTAAGTAATTCATAGTATGGCCCTGTTACATTCTGTGGATTAAAATCGCCATTCTGATCTACTATGCGTAAAGTAAGTGCGCCTGTCTGAAATTGATCTGATAATGCAGTACGACCTCGGTTAGTTTCTATGCGGTTTATTTGATTAGATACATCTACAATTACAGCTGTGGCATCGCCTAAAGTGTTAGTGTCTAATATGCCTGAATCTAAAATCATTGTTTGAGCAAAAGATGGCCCAGTGCTAAAGTTAATTAAAGCGGTTATTACAGGTACGGTCATACTATAAATCCAGCAGGTACTGTTGAGTAACCTGATCTAGTTGCCACCTGTATGCTTTCTGCTATCGCCTGACTTAGCCTATCGCCACCTGCATCTACAGTTACTCTAATATCCATTGGGCTTTGTGATGATGATCTTTGTACGCCACCTGTACTAAAGCCGCTTAAAAAATCGTTTATACGTGTGTTTAATTCTCTAGTGTCAAGTACTGCGGCTTGTATTACTTCTGGTGAATATCCATTGTCACCGCCACCGCCACCGCCACCGCCACCGCCACCGCCACCAGTAAATGAACTTGTAAAGTTAAACTTTCTTAGCATTTCGGTAATTCTTGCGGTAATTTCTCTAATTGTAGCTATGCCTAATTCTTCAATATATGTATCTATTTTACTTGATAGGGCTTTAACTTTAACTATGCCAAAATCTAATAATGATAATCCTGCTAATCTAGCTTCTTCTGCTAACTTTTTTAATGCTTCGGCCGCTTCTAATTCTGCTAGTAACTTTTTAGCCAAAGCATCGTTATTGTCTAGTATTGCTAACTGTGATTTTAGGCGTAAC